TCTTTTAAAGTATCTGCAAGAGATGAAATCTGAATGGGACGCAAGTAGAGCATAAGGGAACGGTACGTTCGGAAAGGAAATCATCTCAACCTTTCTGCGTTCTATGCTCCAAGGAACGGGGATTAAAAACCTCTATTACTTTAGGAGTAAAATCATGTCTACTATCACTTATCGTGGTGTTAAGTACAACCCAGAAGCATATAAAGCTGCTGTGTTGGCAGAGCAAACTGCAACTCGTAACCACAATCTCATGTATCGTGGTATCAAAGTCGAACGCAAGTTTGCATCACAAAGTTGACGATTATCGCACTTAACTTTCCTGAGGGTTGCAAGACCCTCTTTTTTTATGCTATAATGGTATCGAAGTAATATAGTGTATGGAAAAAGAAAGGGTTAATTTGATTATTCGTAATTTGGAACTTCTTTTGGATTCTCTAAAGGCAGAAGTAAATTCTGATAGAGATGATAAGGTAGACTATAATCCATATAGTGAATATATTGAAGATTATGATGAAGTCTATGATGAGAAAAATGATTGAAACAAAAAAAGCAAAAGAACTTGTAAAACTGCTTGAAAGACTGATAGAGAAAGATTACCTCTATAGTGAAGAAAGAATCAAAGAAATGAAATCACAATTGCGTTCGGTAAAACAACAAATTGCTGACATAGATAAAAATAACTCAAAAGGATTTGGAAAATGAAACCAGTAACATCAAAAGATCTCCTTGAGATGGATAAAAATCTCCAGGTTGTAAAACTTGGAGCAATTCCAAATCCTCAACAGATGGCATGGTATGCAGGAAAGCAAGATTACTCAGAATATCCAATCTACACAAAAACACCTCCAGATGAAGAAAAGGCAGGAAAGTGGGTTGTAGAGCAACTTCTTGCAAACGATAGAGGTCATTATGGTCCTTTGGAGCATCCTGGACTGATTATGAATGTGTGTGGTTACGTTCACAATGTAATGGTTCAGGCAAGAACTCATCGTGTCGGTGTGAGTTTTGATGTGCAGTCACAACGATACACTGGGAAACGTGTTCTTAAGGTTGCAGAAGGTGAACTAAGTCCTGAGGATGTCTTCTACGTGCGTCCTGCGGGGTTCTATACCAATCGTAAGGGTAAGAAGTATGATTGGACGGAAGAGAATCGTCAAAGGAAACTAGGACTTGCTCTTGCTGCATGTAAAGAGTATTCAAATGATTATCATGAAATTGGTGCATCCGAAGAACATATCCGTGATTATCTTCCGCAAGGAATTCGTCAGGATTTTGTAGTTTCATTCAACCTTCGTTCTGTATTGCACTTTCTTGATCTTCGGTCAAAACTTGATGCACAAATTGAGATTCAGGCACTCTGTGAACAGATGTGTCCTATCATTAAAGAATGGGCACCAGAAGTTTGGGATTATTATGAGACTAAGCGTCTTCACAGAGCAAAACTTAGTCCATAAATAAATTATCCTGACATAAGTACATCATTTAGGAGGTGGAAATTTTGGCAACATACCCAATTATTAATAAAGAAACTGGTGAACAGAAAGAAGTCGTTCTGAGTGTTCATGAATGGACAAAATGGTGTGATGATAATCCTGAATGGACACGAGATTGGTCAGATCCATCTACTGCACCTATGGCAACAGATGTTGGTGAATGGAGAGATAAATTGGTCGCAAAAAATCCTGGATGGAATGAAATACTGAGCCGTGCTCAAAAAATGCCAGGTTCAAAAGTAAGTAAAATCTAATGGCAAGAAGAAAAAGAGCATCTGCAAATGATCAACCCATTGGAGTTGGTCTTTCAACAAAGCAGATGAAAAAAAAGAAACCACTAAGTTCTTCTTACTTAGTAGACATAGACCCACTTAATGAAAATCAAAAAAGACTGTTTGATTCTTATAAGGAAGGAAAGCATTTAGTCGCATATGGTTGTGCAGGGACAGGAAAGACCTTTATAACCCTCTTTAACGCACTTAAAGATGTGTTAGATGAGAATACTCCTTATGAGAGAATATACCTTGTGAGGTCTCTTGTAGCAACCAGAGAGATTGGGTTTCTTCCCGGTTCTCATGAAGATAAGGCAGACATCTACCAAATTCCATATAAGAATATGGTAAAGTATATGTTCCAGATGCCAAGTGACGCTGATTTTGAGATGTTATATGGCAATCTAAAATCTCAGGAATCAATTAAATTCTGGAGCACATCATTTCTTCGTGGAACAACTCTTGATAATGCTGTAATTATTGTAGACGAGTTTCAAAATTTGTCCGGGCACGAATTAGATTCTATTATTACTCGTGTTGGTGAAAATACAAGAATTTGTTTCTGTGGTGATGCTACCCAGTCTGACCTTACTAAAATGAGTGAAAGGAATGGTATTGTTGACTTTATGAACATCTTGCGTAAAATGCCATCATTTGATATAATTGAGTTTGGAACTGACGATATCGTTCGATCCGGTCTAGTCAAAGAGTATATCATCGCAAAAATAGAAGCAGGTTTTTAATGTTTAATCATGTAGATTTGAATCTCCCTCTCCTTGAGAGAGAGACTATTGATGGAGTCAGATATTATTCTGTTCCTGATGAAAAAGAACTCTTAAAATTAGTTTCTATCACTTCGGTGACCAGTCATTATAATAAGGAGACTTTCGTAAAATGGAGAAAAAGAGTTGGTGATGAAGAAGCAAATCGAGTTACAAAGGCGGCAACACGTCGTGGAACTGATATGCACACTCTCACTGAGTGTCACCTAAAGAATATAGAGTTGCCGAAAGTTCCTCCTATTTCTGAGTTCTTATTTAAGATTTCTAAGGGTACTTTAAATAATATTGATAATATTCATGCTCTGGAAACTTCCCTATATAGTAAGCAGTTAGGTATTGCTGGAACCGTCGATTGTATTGCAGAATACGAGGGTGAATTAGCAATCATTGACTTTAAGACTTCAAAGAAACCTAAACCAAGAGATTGGATCGAAAACTATTTTGTCCAATGTGCAGCATATGGTTGTATGTTGTATGAAATGACTGGTATTCCCGTCAAAAAATTTGTAATCATTATGGCTTGTGAAAATGGAGAATGCGTCGTCTACGAAGAAAGAGACAAATCAAAGTACATCAAACTTCTTACCGAATACATTAGAAAGTTTGTTACAGATAAATTGGACCTCTATGGATCAGAATAAAGAGTTAGAGAAGGCAATAGCAAGTAAATTTCTAACACCATCTAAGTTTGCATTGGAAATTGAAAAGATTGTTGCCGAAGAAAAAATCAACTATATCGATGCCATTTGTCACTATTGTGAATTAAATGAACTTGATGTAGAATCAGTCACAAAACTTGTATCAAAACCACTGAAAGAAAAACTGAAGTGGGATGCTACGAGACTTAATTTTATGAAAGCAACTTCGAAAGCAAAACTGCCTTTATGAAAGTGACCCCATATCAAGTCTATTGTGAGTATCTTGCTTTGAAATCGCATTTTAGTAATAGAAAATACGATTATTTCAAATACAATAAAAAGGTAAGGGCTTCTCTTCAATCTTTTTACAAAAGAAAAGACCGTTACTTCTTTGAAAAAACAAGTCGTAAATATAAAGACGAAGAGATTGTTAATTTTTTGGTCGCAAACTTTGTAGAATCTACTAGTGTAAATCAGGTATGGATTGGAGAAATTATAAGTTCTGGAGAAAGAACCTACCAAGATTGGACAAAAAGACAACAGAGTTTGACTTACTTGTTCAAAGAACAAAGCAACGAATTACTCTCGAACAACGAATTAGAGAATCTATTCAGTTGTTCGAAAGGTCATCCAATAATCTTAAAAAGATTTCTTGGTGGAGACATAAGTCTTGAAACTTTTGTAATCTATGATAGAATATTCTCATTCAGAAAGAAGTTTGATAAAGAACTGAAAGATCCTGTATGGGAAACTGTAAGTTTAAAACTCCAAAAATATTCTTCCTTTCTAAATATTGATGTGTTCAAATTCAAAAAGATTTTGCGGGACATTGTAAATGAGTGACTTTTTTGATTCTGAGATCATTCAGGAAGAACTGAGTGAAATTAATGAAATGCAAGAAAAAATCTACGAAAGTTTTATTTCTTTCGGTAATATGTCCCGTGAACAAAAACTTGAGCACGTTGAAATACTTTCATCCTTGCTTGAAAAACAGCAAGTGATGTATACAAGATTATCTCTTTCGGATGACCCAAA